GATATGTAAAAGAATGGTACCCTGCAGGTCTACGAACTCGTATTATGCCTAATGGTTCTATCTTAATTATCAACACCAGGTATCATTATGATGATTTATGTGGGTGGTTATTAAAACAAGAGTCAGAGTTTTCTACTATCCTACCTTGGGAGGTAATAAAGATACCAGCATGGCTAGATGAAAAAAGTGCCGAGTTACTAAAATTACCTGTAGGCTCGTCTTACTTTCCAGAATGGAAAACAGATGATTCTCTAAAAGTTGATGAACAGGAAATACGTGCATCAAATGGTGCTCGATACTGGAATGCCTTATACATGCAAGACCCCACACCAGACGAAGGTGGGTTAATAAAAAAGAAATGGTTACAGTGGTGGGAATATGATGAACCACCAGCATGTGACTTTATCATACAAACTTATGATACCGCATTTTCTACCAAGACAACTGCAGACTATAGTGTAATACAGACCTGGGGTATTTTTTCCAAGTACGAGCAGAATGATTATGGGTATGAAGATTTTGTGCCTAACTTAATATTACTTGGAAATATGAAAGGCAGGTATGAATATCCAGAGTTACGTAGAATAGCACAGATGTTATATGATGAGTTTCAACCAGATGTATGTATTATAGAAAAGAAGGCATCAGGGCAATCACTATTGCAAGATATGCGTAGAGCTGGATTGCCAGTACAAGATTATATACCAGATAAAGATAAAGTATCGAGAGTGTACGCAGCATCTCCAATGATAGAGGCAGGCAGGGTATGGCTTCCAAAAAATAAAAAATGGAGTGATGACTTATACACAGAGATTTTACAGTTTCCAAATGCAGCTCATGATGACCAAGTTGATGCTATGACAATGGCAATTCATTACATGAAAGAGTCTTGGAGATTAACACATCCTGATGACCCATATTTAGCAGAAGAAAATAATTATAAAAAAAGGGTTGCATATTGGCGAGTTTAATGTTATACTGTTTGTAGGATGATAAAATTTTTAAAAAATATATTTACTAATAAAATAAATGCTTGCGATTTAAATAATTATCGTAGAAGCTGTAACGCACATTATGATGATGTGTGTATGTAGGAGAGGACATAATGGCAGTAGAAAAAAATCCGTTTGACAAAAAAGAAGAAACATCTAATGTTGTTTCAATAAATGCACCTGCAGAAGATTCGAATGTTTCTTTTGAAGTGGATACAGATGGTGGAGTTACTGTAAACTTTAGTGAAGATGAAGTTGAAGAAGAAGTAACAGCAAAAGAATACTATGCAAACTTAGCAGATGGTTTAGATGATGAAATATTACAAGATGTTTCTCAAACTGTAATAGAAAACTTTCAAGCAGATAAAGATTCTAGAGGAGAGTGGGACTCTATGTTTGAAAGAGGGTTTGACTTACTAGGATTAAAACTAGAAGATACGACAGAACCCTTTGAAGGTGCATGCACAGCAGTTCATCCATTATTAATTGAATCTGCAGTTAAGTTTCAATCAAAAGCATCACAAGAATTATTTCCTGTAGGTGGACCAGTAAAGGCACAAATATTAGGAACACAATCTGCTGATAAACAAGAACAGGCAAACAGAGTTCAAAACTTTATGAACTATCAGTTGACTGAACAAATGCCAGAGTATTTTGACGAGTTTGAAAGAATGCTTTTTCATTTGCCATTAATAGGTTCAGCAATCAAAAAAGTATATTATGATGCATCACTAGAAAGACCAGTATCTGAGTTTGTACCGATAGACCAATTTTATGTATCATACTATGCAAGTAATTTAAGAAAAGCAGATAGATATACACATATTATTTATCGTAATCCAGTAGATATGAAAAGAGATATTGAATCTGGAATATATGCAGATGTAGATTTACCAGATGCATCTAATCCAGTACAAACAACTCTTTCAGAAAAACTAAATACTATTATGGGTATCTCACCAACAGCAGACAAAGACCCACAATATGTATTATTAGAACAACACATACATCTTGACATTCCGGACTCAGAATGTGAAGAAGGTGAGTTTGCTCCTTACATTGTAACTGTAGAACAGGAGTCTCGCCAAGTATTAAGTATTCGTAGAAACTATAGAGCCGGTGATACAAACAAAGAAAAGAGAATGCACTTTGTTCATTATAAGTTTGTACCAGGGTTTAGTTTCTATGGGTTAGGTCTTATACACTTTTTAGGTAACTTAACTTTGACAGCGACTGCAGCTATGAGGAGTCTTGTAGATGCTGGACAGTTCGCTAATTTACCAGGAGGGTTTAAGGCAAAAGGAGTAAGAATGGTGGGCGACAACGAACCTATTGCTCCTGGTGAGTTCAAGGAGGTCGAAGCAACAGGTATAGATTTACAAAAGGCGATTGTTCCTCTCCCATATAAAGAGCCTTCCTCAGTGCTATACAACATGCTTGGATTTGTAACTGCTGCCGGACAGAAGTTTGCAGACAGCACAGAACAAATAGTTTCTGATGCTGCCTCCTATGGACCAGTTGGAACTACTATGGCTTTATTAGAAGCATCTAGTAAATTCTTTTCTGGTATTCATAAACGATTACATAAATCACAAAGAGATGAATTTAAAATTATTGCAGAAATAGATTATGATTATCTACCTGTAGAATATCCCTATGATGTTCCAAATGCAAGTAGAGAAATATTTAAAAAAGATTTTAATGGTGCAATAGATGTTATACCTGTAAGTGACCCTAATATACCAAGTAATGCACATAGAATGATGTTAGCAAACATGGCATTACAAATGGCACAACAATCACCACCAGGCATGTTTAATTTAGAAGCATTAAATAGAACAATCTTAAATGCTGCAAATATGCCAAACATAGAAGAGATATTACCACAAGCACCACAGCCACAACCTTTAGACCCAGTATCAGATATTACTGCTGCAACAAAAGGTTTACCGATAGCTGCATTTACAGGTCAAAATCATGATGCACATATCCAAGTAAAGATGGCATACTTACAAGACCCTATGAATGGTGCAAATCCTATTATGGCAAGAGTAAGACCAATCTTAGAAGCAAACATACAAGAACATACATTGATGAAATATCAAGAACAAATTAATGGCACAACTAGAGTAATGATGGAACAGATGCCTAATCAAACAAGAACACCTACAGATGTAGAAGCTGTGATGGCTGCTGCAGCTCAAGATGTCTTGAATGCAAATATTGCAATGGGTAAACAAATGACACCAGAGCAACAGTTAGTAGCACTAGAGCAAGCTAAAGTAGAATTAGAAAAAGAAAAACTAAAACTAGATGCTGCTAAAGAAAATGCTAAGATAGCAATAGAGGCACAAGAGTTAGATATTAAACGTCAAGCACAAGCAATAGATGCACAACAAAAAGGTGTAACAACAGCATTAAAAGCACAAAAAGGTGTTGATGATAGAACAAGTAGAGAAGCATTAAAACAGTTAGATATTATGACAAAACTTGCTATCGAAGAAGAAAAGATACAGTTAGAACAACAAAAAATGCTTTTTGATTCTGCAAAGAAACAAGTAGATGTAGAACAAAAAGAAGATAAAGAAGCCTTGAAATTTATTAAAGATATTAATAAATAATATTCTAGGGATTATTAATTTTTACTGACTGACCTAGCAGACAAGCCAAGACAGTAAAATAACAAAGGAGAAAAAAAATGGCAAACACAACTTTTAATGGACCAGTCAGGTCTACCAAAGGTTTTCAAATAGCAACTAGAGACGCAAGTTCAGATGTTGAAACAACTAGAATGAGTTCAGGTATGCCTGACTTAACTGGTTTAGCTTTAAATGATTTAGCAACTGATTCATCTATTACATTAGATGATAATTCATTAAATGTAGTAAACTATACAGGAGCTGCAGCTTGTGCAGCAACTTTACCTGCAGCAACACAAGGCTCTGTATGTGTTTATGTTCAAGCAAAAGATACAACTGGTGGAACTAATACTTTAACATTTAATGCAGCAGGTGATGATGTTTGGGCAACTGGTTCAGTTATTGAATCAAGAGGAAGTGATGAAGTAACTTTTGATATTTCTACAGCAGGTGAAACTCAATTAGTTTTTACACCTGTTAATGCAGCAACAAATCTTTTTACAACTGGAAGTATGATAGCTTTTATTTGTTATGAAAAAGGTACATGGCATATAGCATCTAAGATGGGTGGAGCAGCAGATGCTGTTAAAGGTGCTTTTGCATTCGCAGCATAATGTATGGAAATCTTTGACGAAGTATTAAAAGCTTATAGTGAGGAATCTAGAAATCTAAAAGAAACATTAGGTAATGGTTCTGCAGAAGACTACCCTCACTATAGGCAATTAGTTGGTTCTATTGCAAGTATAGAATGGGCAACACAAACATTAA